GGCAAATGGTGGGCGCACAATTCGGCGCTGGGAGCAGGGTGACAGGCCGCTGAACCCGATTGCGGCCTATGCTGTCAGCTTGATGCTTAGGGAGGTGGGTCTGCAATGAAACTTGGTGAAAATATGGCAATAAAGCGGAAGGTTAACGCGTTCCGCATCTGGCGATTGGCCACCTCAGTGGGCTGGGACTGCTCGGCAGTTGAGCTGGCAAAGGAGTTAGGCTTAACAGCAGGAACTGTCCGCATTATCTGCAAGCAGAAGGGCTGGGAGCTGCAAGACGGAAGATACAGTTCAGAAGTCCGTTTTGGCGTGGACAGGCTGATGAAGTCTTGATGCTTGGGGCGGACAAAGCCCCCTTTGCATTTGCGTCCTTGATGTGTTAGCTTGCCTGAAACATCGAGGACGCTCGCAATGGCTCTATTCGACCGCTTTCGAAAAGCGGAGACGCGCAATCTTGAAAACCCCAACGCTCCTGTGTCCGCAGAGGACTTTCTGCAAGTCATGGGCTGGGGCGAATTATCTGCATCCGCTGGCGTAACGGTCAACACCGACACGGCGCTCGGCGTGCCTGCGGTCTGGGCGGCTGTCAACTTTCTGAGCGGCACGCTGGCGGGCCTTCCGCTTCACGTTTATCGCAAGACATCAAACGGCAGAAAGCGTGCGACTGGGCCTCTTGAGGGCATTTTGCACGACACTGCCAACGACAGCATGTCCTCGTTTGAGTGGCGCAAATATATGTTCGACCAGGTATTTACCGGCGGGCGCTGCGTGACCTACATCGAGCGGGGCGGAACCAGCGGGGCAGTCAAGAACCTTTGGCCACTTGACCCAAACTACACGCGCGTAGAGCATCGCACGCAGGGCAGGCAGCAAATTCGCGTCTACCTTCACAAAGGCCAGACTTATGCGGCCACCGAGGTGCTTGATGTGCCTTTTATGCTGAAGTCAAACGGCATCGACGTGCGCGGTCCAATCTCAACCAACCGCGATGCAATCGGAATGGCGATTGCGGCCAGCCGATACGGCGCAAAGGCGTTTCAGTCTGGCGGCATTCCGCCTGTCGTTTTGCAAGGCCCGTTTCAAAGCGGAGCAGCCGCTGCGCGTGCCTCTGACGATGTGGCCAAGACAACTGCAAAGCTGGCCCGTGAAGGTCGGCCCGTTATGGCCCTACCGATGGGCCATGAAATGAAGCAGATCGGCTTCAACCCCGAGCAAATGCAGCTTATTGAATTGCAGCGGTTCAGCATCGAGCAGATCGCGCGGATTTACAGCCTGCCGCCGGTGTTCTTGCAGGATTTGACACACGGCACGTTCAGCAACACCGAGCAGCAGGATTTGCATTTTGTGAAGCACACACTGAAACGCTGGATTGAGCAGGTCGAGCAGGAAATGAACCTAAAACTGTTCCCGCGTGGTTCTAAGCAATACGTTGAGTTCAACGTGGACGGCCTGCTTCGGGGCGACTTCAAAACTCGCATGGACGCGCACGCCACGACAATTCAGAACGCGATCCGCACGCCGAATGAGGTACGGACGATTGAAAACATGCCGCCTCTTGAGGGCGGCGATAGTTTGATGGTGCAGGGCGCGACTGTGCCGATTGCCGGGCAGATGGGAACGCCAGATGCCGACACCGAATGAGGCAATGCGCGCCGGTGTGGACGCAGGCAATGGTTCTGTGATATATTCGCCAAAAGATATGGAGGCCGGAATGGCTGAACGTGAAATCCGGGCAATGTCGCAGCCTCTTGAGGTGCGCGAAGACGACGATCAAGCCATCCGTGTTTCTGGTTATGCGGCTGTTTTTGGTGAAGAGACAAACATCGCTGGCATGTTCACCGAGGTGATTGAGCGCGGTGCATTCAAAAGCGCACTTGAGCGCCAGGACGATGTGGTTTTTTTGATCAACCACGATGGCCTGCCGTTGGCGCGCACGCGATCCGGCACGTTGAAGCTGACCGAGGACGAGCGCGGGCTTTACATGGAAACTGAACTGGATGGTTCTGATCCTGACGTGCGCAGCATTGTTCCCAAGATGAAGCGCGGCGATCTGGACAAGATGTCGTTTGCATTTATTCCGACGCGTCAGGAATGGGACGACAGCGGTGACATTCCAAAGCGCACGATCCGCGATCTTGAATTGTATGATGTGGCGATTGTCACAACGCCTGCATATGATGGCACTGAAATCGGTTTGCGTTCGCTGGCGGCGCACCGCGCCGAGCAAACAAAGTCACAAGCGGCACGACGCATGAGAATGAAGTTGCGCCAATACGAATAGCAGCGGACTCCCGCTGTTTCGCCCTTCCCTGCGCCTTGGGCAAGCGCTCGGACTGATCGTCGTGAGACAGACCAGATCCCATAGATGGAGGCCCAAGATGGCTGATATTAAGACCCTGCGGGAGCAAATGGCGAACATCGCCACCGAGGCCCGCTCCAAACTGTCCGAAGTTTCGGATAGCACGCCAGAAGACCGCGCGTCTGAAATCGAACGCGAGTTTGACGCCATGATGGCGGATCACGACAAACTGGCCGCTCGCGTTGAGCGGATGGAAAAGGTTGAAGCTGCCCTGCGTGCAGGCGATGCCGTTGACCTTGATCGTCGCCCCAAGTTTGAAGACCGCTCCGCCCCTGCGGTGGATGAAGGCTTCAAGATGGACTATCGCTCTGCATTTGCTGAGATGATTGCCGCAGGCGGCGAAGGTTTTGTTGATCAAGAGGTTCGCAATGTCCTGAAGGAACACCGCGTGCAAACTGGCGGCACAACCACTGCCGGTGGCTTCACCGTTCCTGTTGAGTTGGCAACTTTCATCGAAAAAGCGATGATTGCAACTGGCCCGATGTATGGCAACAGCTTGTTCACTTACATCAACTCTGCCGATGGCCGCACGTTCAACATCCCGACAGTTGACGACACGGCTGTCACAGCCGAGGCGCACACTGAAGGCACGCAGCCGACAGATGATGGCGGCAAGGACGTGACATTCGGTCAGAAGTCGCTCGGCGCGTTTGCGTTTGACTCTGAGTGGGTTCGCTGGTCCGCAGAACTGAATGCCGACAGCATCCTGAACATGGAAAGCCTGCTTGGTGAGTTGCTCGGCGAGCGCCTTGGCCGTATCGCCAACGCGAAGCTGACAACTGGCTCTGGTTCTTCTGATGTTGAGGGCATTGTGACCAACTCGGCCGCGGGCAAGGTTGCGGCCGCATCCAACGCGATCACTGCCGATGAAATCATCGACCTGATCCACTCGGTTGATCCGGCTTATCGTTCTTCCCCAAGCACTGCGATCATGATGGCAGACGCCACCTTGGCGGCTGTGCGCAAGCTGAAGGACGGCGACGGCAACTACCTCTGGCAGATGGGCAACTATCAGGCTGGCATTCCACAAAGCCTTCTCGGCTACAACGTGGCAGTCAACCAAGCGATGGCCAATGTGGGGTCCGGCGTTGACAGCAAGGTTGTGCTGTTCGGTGATATGTCGAAATTCTATGTCCGCAAGGTTGGAGCGCCGTCGCTGTACGTCGCCCGTGAACGCTTTGCGCCTGACTTCGGCATCTTGGGCTACATTCGCTTTGACGGCGTGCTTTCCAACGTCAACGCGATCAAGCACCTGGCGCTGGCCGCAGCGTAAAGTCTGCTTTTTGGTGGGGCGGCAGGTTCGCCCCACTTTTCAAGCTGACCCAAAGGAGGCAACACCATGCCAAAGGTAAAACTTCTCACTTCGATGGCGGGCATCAACTTCTCGCACAATGCTGGCGACGTGATCGACTGCAACGATGCGGAGGCTTTGCGCTTTATTGATGCGGGCATTGCCGAGGCATTTTCTGCGCCGGTTGAGCGCGCTGTCAAAACGAAAAAGACGCAAAAAGCGGTTCGCACTTAAATGGTAAAGCCGCTGCAATCACACCAGTCTCTTGAGATTGTGGACGCGCCTTTGGTCACGCCGGTTACACTGGCGGAGGCCAAGGAGCAGTTGCGCGTTGAGCACACAGACGATGATGCGCTTTTGACGCGATTGATTGCTGTTGCGACGGCTTACACTGATGTCAAAGGCGCACTTGGTCAGGCGATGATCACGCAAAAGTGGGCGCAATGGTTCGGCCCTAATCCGGCGCAAACGGTTGTGCTGATTTTGGGTCCGTTGCAATCTGTGACGGCGGTGAAGTATTACGACACTGATGGGGCATTGCAGACGGACGACATCAACAATTATCAAGTTTTCGGAACAGAATTTGCGTCCTATTTTGGGCCGAAAGATGGCTTTTCTTGGCCGGTTGCACAGGATCGCTCGGACGCGATCAAGATTGAGTATCAAATCGGCTATGGCGATGCGCCGACTGACGTTCCAGATACAATCCGTCACGCGCTTCTTTTGCTGATCGGCCACTGGTACGAAAACCGCGAGCAGGCAACGACTGACAATTTAAACGACATTCCTTGGGGCTTTGAAGCGCTGCTGAACATTCACCGGAACTCTTGGTATGGTTAATGCAGGTCTATTTCGGGATCGTGTCACGTTCCAGCGCCTTTCTGAAAGCGCTGTTGACGCATATGGCAACGTCTATTCTGGTTGGGCAGACTTAGCCACCAGGTCGGCGGATTTGCGCGAGCAAAAGGGGCGCGAGCGGATAAACGGCGGCGCGTTGCTGGATCAGGCAATGGCGACAATGCGCGTGCGCTCTGACAGCACAACGCAGGGTATCACATCCGCCGACCGCGTTATTGCGCGGGGCATCACTTGGGCAATCAAAGACGTGATGCAGGTGGATGCAAAGAACACGCAGATTGAGTTCTTGATTGAGAAGGGTGTGGCGTCGTGAAGGTGACAGGACACAAAAAACTGATGCGGCAGATGCGAGATTTGCCGAAAGAGACGCACGAGGCGCTGCGCAAGTCGATTGAACGCACCGTCAATTCTGGCGCGCGCAAGGCCCGCGCGATTGTTCCGGTGGCAAACGGTGATTTGAAATCTGGCATTAGCAGCACTGTAAAAGTGAGCGAAGGCGAAATATTTGGCTTTATCAACTTCTATGATGGCAATGAGGACAACGGACTTGCGGCCAATTCAATCAACTACGGCTGGGGGCCAAATCAGTTTGGGTACAACTTTCGGCGCGAAGTGAAGGCGATGATTGGCGAGCGGCACAAGCGCACCGTTCAACGCAGTCTGAATAAGGCACTGAAGGACGCAACGAATGGCTGATGGTTATGCTCTTGCAACGCAGGTTGGCGTGCTTGCCGCGTTGAATGCTGCTGCTGGCGTCACTGCGTTGGTTGCCGGGCGGATTTATGATGAGCCTCCGCAGGATGTGGTATTTCCTTATCTGCGCTTCAACACAATCCAGCCGAATGCTTTTGACACTGACACGGCGCAGGGGGCTTTGGTTGACATCACGCTTGAGGCGCATTCACGCAGCCCGTCAGGGCGTGTTGAGGCTGTTCGCATAGCTGAGGCCGTCAAGGACGCTTTGCACCGTCAAGAGGCGTCTGTGACAGTCGCTGGCTATACGCTGGTGGAATTGATATTCGAGACGATTTCGGCTACAAGAGATAGCGACGGGCGTGGTTATACGGCTGTCATTGCACTTCAAGCGATGCTTGATACCGCCTGAACCCGCGCTCTGGGCAAGCGCTCTTTATGGAGGCCGATATGGCTAAACAACTCGGACGCGCCCTGCTGGTCAAGATCGGCGACGGCGAAGTGGCAGAAGCATTTGCAAACCTTTGCGGTTTGAACAGCAAGACGCTCACGATCAACAACTCCTCGATTGATGTGACAACGCCTGATTGCACATCGCCAGAAGGTGCCTTGTGGACCGAAACGCTTGCGGGGCTCAAAAACGTGTCTGTATCTGGCGATGGCTTTTTTGAGGACAGCACTGCCGAGGCGCGGGCCAATACCGTCGCAATGGGGGCTGACAATTCGGCAAACTTTCAGATCGTTGTGCCAGACTTTGGCACTTATGCGGGCGCGTTCCGTTTGACGACGCTTGAGTTCGGCGGCGAAACTGAGGGCGGCGTGACATACAGCGTCAGCCTTGAAAGCACCGGCGTCATCGCGTTCACGGCGGCATAATGGCGATCACGGCAGAAGCGCCGCGTGGGGGTGTCGTTGAGTATATCGACGACACCTCTTACACGTTTGTATTGCGCAATCGTGAGATTGAGCGTTTCGAGGATAAGCACCGAGGGATTTTTGATCTTTGGGAAGGCTTTTTTGGGCGCGGCACAAAGCCAACAAGCACCGAGGTGCGGGATATTCTGGCGCTGGCCCTTGTTGGTGGCGGCATGAAGGACCATGACGCTGACAAGGTTCTTGCACGTTCAACGCCAGCGGATTTGATGCGCTTGTTTCAGGTGGCGCAGGCTGTCTTGGGAATTGCGTTTATGCCTGACGCAACGGATGAAGCCTCAAAAAAAAAGACAGCGGACCTATCCCAAAGCGGATGAACGTCCGCAACATGATTAAGAACGGGATCGTCGCGGGGTTAAAGCCTGATGAAATTCGTGATATGATCCCGAAAGATGCTTGGCTTGTTTTTGAGGGGTGGTCCGATGCACACTCACCCAAGAAGCCTGGCGAGGACGCGATGACTGCTGATCAATATCGCAAACTGGTGGAGAAAGTCGATGGCCGTTAGTGCTGAACAACTGAACATCATTTTATCCGCCCGGGATAAAGAGTTTGCGAAGGCAATGGAGCGAAACCAGAAACGGGTTGAGCATTTTGCGAGGAAGTCCAATAAAAGTCTTGGATCGGTTTCGGCAGGCTTCAAAAGGTTGTCTTTGGCTTCGGCAGCGTTTTTGCCTGCACTGTCCGCAACGGCGGTTGTCGCGGCTGTTCGTCGGGTGACTGAGCAGCTAGATGAGATTGGCAAAAAGGCTGATCAAATTGGCTTGACGACTGATGCGCTGCAAGAGTTCCGAGCGATTGCCGAAAGTTCTGGCGTATCTCAGGCCAAGCTGGATAGCAGCCTTGAACGCTTTTCAAAGCGGTTGGGTGAGGCGTCAATGGGAACGGGCGCAGCGAAAAAAGCGCTTGATGAATTGAACCTGAGCGCGGATGAATTGCGGCGCGTTGGCCTTGATGAAGCGGTTATGCGCATTTCTGAGGAAATGCAAAAGGTTGAAGACCCGACGCGCAAAGCGGCTCTTGCGGCTGGCTTGTTTGGCCGCGAGGGTGTTGCGATGATCAACATGCTGCGCGAAGGCCGGGATGGCATGGAGGCGATGCGGCGCGAGGCGCGCGAACTTGGCATTGTTATTGACGAGGATATGATCCGCAATGCTGAGGAGGCGCAGACGCAGCTTGACTTGATGTCGCGCGTCATCAATGCGAATTTGAGCACTGCGCTGATCAACTTGTCACCTTTGATTGTGAAGGCTGCGGAAGGGATTGCCACAGTCTCACAAGCGGTCAATAGGTTTTTGGACCTTCGTAACCGGCTATCTGACGAACCTCTTGATGCAACTGGGTTGCGCAACTTGGTCGAGGAATATGAGGGTCTTGAAAGCGAACTTAGCGCCGTGACGCAGGCGCAGGCAGCTTACAACGCCAATGTCGAGAAATACGGCGAAGCAAGTGAGCAGGCTGCAAGTTGGCTTTCAAAACTTACCAAAGCAGAAGACAATCTTCAGCAAGCGATTGCGCGCCGCAACGCTGAAAAGGCGGCTGAAGGACGCGCTGTTTCAGGAATTGAGGGAATTAGCGCAGAAACAAAAGAACTCCGCGAACAGGCCGAACTCAACAAGTTGTCAGCAGAGGAACGAGAGCGGCAGCGCATTGCCACAGAGCGCATGCGAAAAGAGGCTCAAATTATTGCTGATATTGAGGCGAGCGGCAGAGAGGTCACAGCAGAACTGCGCCAAGATATTGAACAGATTGGCGAGAACTATGAGCAGGCAGCTATTTCGGCGTCAAAAATACTTACACCGATGCAGGCCGCTGCAAGCACCACAGCATCAACCGCGCGTTCTGCGCAAAATGCCACTCAGTCGTTTGAGGATATGTTTGGTGCCATAATCAACGGCTCCCCTGCCCTTCAAGCTCTTGGCTTTGACGC